GAAGACTTAGAAGACATGCTGGGTATACAACACAAACAGAATATAAAGGATATACAGATAAAAGACATAATGAATATGTTACTTCAGGAGGCAAATTATGGCAAGTAAAAAGAAATACAATCCCTTCCTCCAATACTACAGCTCCTATAGAGGGTGCTTTTTGGACAGAAGGAGATATCTGTAGTAAAAGTTTAACTGCATGTAAGAAAAGATTTCATGCACTTAAAGGGCCTGTCAATGGAGAGTATGTAAAAATAACTACAGATAGTAACATATCTTTACCTTTTGGAGGTTTCCCAGGTGCATTACAAAGACGATAAAGAATTATTAAAACATTTAGGTTTTAGTTATCCAGAAGAAGGTTGCGGGTTATTAGTAAATAAGAAAGGGAAAATACATTGGGTTCCTTGTGATAATACAGCAGAAAATCCGGAAGAAGATTTTGTAATATCGGCAAGTGATTATATAAAGGCCAGTATAACAGGAGACATATACGCTATAGTACATAGCCATCCTGATGCTTCACCAGAACCTAGTGAACACGATAAGAAGATAAGTGATTTTTTAGGTATACCTTATCATATTTACTCAGTACCAGATTTTGAAAAGTATGTGTATACTCCAAAGGAATTAAAAAATCCTTTGATTGGCAGAGATTATAAATTTGGAGAAAGTGATTGTTACTCTTTAGTTAGAGACTATTATAAGCAAGAGTTAGATATTAATTTACCCACTATACTTTTTGAGGATAATTGGTATGATAAAGGTTTGAATTATTTTGATGATTTATTTGAGTCTTTTGGGTTTGTAGAGGTAGAACAACCTCAAAAACATGATGGTATTATATTTAATGTATTTTGTAATGTACCTAATCATTGTGGTATATATTTAGGTGAAGATATTTTTATGCACCATGCTATTAATAGATTATCTTGTAGAGAGTCTTTATATTCAGGGTGGAAACAACACGTAACAAGATTCGTGAGAAGAGGAGCATAATGCAAACAGTTCATTTAAATGGAAGTATAGCAAAGTTTGGAGAAGTCTGGCATACAGATTGCTTTAATATACGCGATGTTTTTAAGCTTATTGAATGTCAAACTCCAGGTTTTAGAAAGTATATATTAGATTCTGCAGAAGCAGGTGTTGAATATGAGATTAAAAGAGGCGGAGACTTTTTAGATTATCAGGAAGAATTACTAATTTCATTAAATGATGACGATGTAATAATTACTGAAGTTCCTGCGGGGTCAAAATCTGGTAAAGGAAAATTACTTTTTGCAGCATTACTTGTGGCATCTTTTTTTATACCCGGCTCTCAAGGATTTTTAACTAATTCTCTTACAGGTACTGCTACAGTGGAAGGAGCAGCAGCGGGTTCAATAGCATCTAGTTCTACTACTATCATTACTGGATTATCTGGACCAGGAATGATAGTAGCTAGTATAGCAACTAATTTAGCTATGACAGGTATAGCGCAAATCATGGCACCAGGGCCAGAAACAGATAAAAATACAGACGAATCCTATCTATTCGATGGGCCAACTAATGCCATAACGCAAGGGATGCCCGTACCATTAGCTTATGGAGAACTCATAGTAGGTGGCGCACCTATAAGTCAATCTTATGAACCAATAATTAATACTTATGATTCTAGACGATATGGTTCTTCAGTAGCAATAGCTAATGCGCAAGAGAATGCAGATACTGAAATTGATAAGGACGGAAATGTAGATACCGACGTCGGCGATAATAGTAACACTGGACAGACAGAGGAACCATAGAGGAAAATTATGCCAATAGGTAGAAGACCACAAAATACTTTAGTAGACCTAAATAAAGATGTAGTACAAACTACTACAAGACAAATAGGTACTATTTATGATCTTATTGCTGCCGGAGAGATAGAAGGCTTAGTAGGTCAAGCATCAGGAGTATACTTGAATGATACTCCTATGCTAGCATTTAGTCAAAATAAAGTACATAGGGCTAAATCAAAGGCTAATTCTACTATAAGTGCTACCAATACAATAACAAAGATTAATATAACTAATCAAGGGACTAATTATACCAGTACTCCAACAATATCTTTTAGTGGTGGAGGCGGTTCAGATGCAGCTGCCACTGCGATAATGCAAGAAACTTCTACTAATAATGAAGTCAAAAGTATTACTATTACTAATGCTGGATCTGGATATACTAGTGTTCCAACAATATCTTTTAGTGGCGGAGGCGGTTCAGATGCAGCTGCCACTGCTGAACGAGGGGGCACTATTACTAATGCTGGAACATTATTTAAGAATGTTGATCTTTCTACGGGTAGTAGGTACGTTGCTATTAAAGGTGCAGGACCTAGTACTACTATAGCTACGGCATCCTCGGCTAAATATATAGATACTATAACTGTTGACTATTTTGGTGGATCTCCTGCTTTTGAAACAAAACATACTAGGAATTTTTTAGGAGAAGAAACTGCATATAATAATGATTATGTAAGATATGTTCTGCGTATACCGGGTAAAGGGCCCGAGGGTTTAACAGAGTATCAAGGGAATATTACAGGAATAGTAAATGATGATAGTACTTCAACTCAGACTTTAACACTTCAACCAGCAATTGTCGGAGTTGCGATTACTACCACTGACCAAGTAACTATTGATGATGTTAAAAAACTTACTGCAATTACTTCTACTTCTGCAGCTACTATGGAAAGCGCTGTTTGGAAAGCAGGATCATTTACTAGTACTGTATTTCTGAATTCAACCACTACAATAGTAGAGGAAGTAGGCCCACAAAATTTTGAAATGGCTAGTTATGCACTAAGAAAAGGCAGTAGATATCAAAGTGAATATAGTGAGAATGAAAACGCTCCTTCTGCTTCTTTTATTTTTGCAGATAATACTGAATTAAAGTGGCATGCAGAAGGTGGGCATGCTAATGCTACTGCAGGTACTCATTATGTAAATTCTACTGGAAAAGCTTTTGGGCAAAATGTTGCGGCGGAAATAGATAGAATTAAACTGAATATAGAATTTCCTGGAGGTCTTAGGCATGTTACAGATATGGGAAATGACATAAATGCTTATGTAGAATTCCAAATAGTTTTTGAGCACCAACAATCAGGTGATTCAGAATGGCAAAGAGAATTAATTTTTGGTTATAATTATGGACAAGATGGGGCAGAGTTGTTTGGTAACAATGCTCGTCCTTGGACTATTGGTAAAAAATTATTTGCTAGAGATGAAGTATATGGTATTAAAGCTAATGATAATCCTAGCACACAGAGAACTAATTTAAATGGGGGATTAGTTACAAGACACAACATCTCTTCTTCTTTTATATCTCAGTTTAACTTGAGTGTGAAAAAGTTTCAACCATTCGATAATTGGAAAATAGGTATAAAAAGAATGAGCCCTGACTCGGGTTCTGATTATACTGCAAGTAATAATCAATTTAGTGGAATGGCAAGATTAAAAACGGTAGAATGTCATATACTAGACACTTTATCCTACCCCACTTCAGCTTATTCTGTAGTTACTTTTTCCGCAGAAGACTTTCAATCGCCACCTAAACGTGGCTATCATATTAGAGGTAAGTTAGTAAAAGTACCTACAAACTATTTTACTAGAGAAGAATTAAATACTACAGCGTCAGGCTATAATAGAAATGTAAGTTCGGGCAATACTGAGATAAAATATCAATCTTGGAATGGAAGTTTTAGAGGAGATCAAGCTTTAGCAAAAGATCATGTTAACTTTAAAAAAGTATATACTAATAATCCTGCTTGGATATTTTATGACATATTAACAGATAAAGATTTTGGATTAGGAGAGTTTATTGAAGAAACTGATATAGATAAATATGGTTTATATCAAATAGCTAGATATTGTGATGAGCTTGTACCTAATGGGAAAGGAGGTCAAGAACCTAGATTTTCCTGTAATGTTTATTTAGCTTCCAGGCAAGAAGCTTATAAAGTACTTAAAGACTTAGCTTCGATATTTAGAAGTATGCTGGCATGGATTGATGGACAAATTACATTAGTTCAAGATTCTCCTAAAGAAGCTATTTATACATTTACTCAAGGTAATGTTCTAGATGGAATGTTTGAGTATACTTATACAGGACAAAGAGCTAGAATTAATCAAGTAAACGTTACTTGGAATAATCCTGATGAAATGTATAAAAAGACAGTAGTTAGTATAGAAGATACTGCTAATGTTATAAAACAGGGAAAAACTGTACAAAAAGATTTAGTAGCTTTTGGTTGTACTTCTGGAGGACAAGCAGAACGGCTTGGGTTGTGGCACCTTGCTACAGATACTCAAGAAACTGAAGTTGTATCTTTTTCAACAGGTATTAATGCTTCTTTTATGCGCCCAGGTGATATAATTAATGTACAAGATCATAATGCATTCTCTATAGAACAAAGTGGACGACTTTCAAGTACAGGAACTCAATCCACTACTAGTATAATACTAGACAGAAGTGTGGTTCTGCCCTCAGGTACTAACGTATTATATTTAATATATTCTAATCCCGGTATTTATTTAGCTCAAGAATCTGCCACTATTAATAGTATAGCATATACTAGAGGTGCTCTACTTTTAGAAGATGATGATGGAACTGCTATATCTACACAAACTGATGCAGTTAATTTGGTAGATGGTAGTAATAATGCAGTAATAACTCAATTTTCCGAGCATACAAGAGTAGAAATTAAAGATATAAGCACAACAGGAACGGCCTCAACAATAGCTATATCGGGCGCTTTTTCAGCAGCCCCTTCATCCGATGTAGTTTGGGCCATTGGTGCAAAAGATACTACAGATAATAATGATGTTAATCAATTTAGAATTATGTCTATTGAAGAAGAGGATACTGGTTATCAGCTAACTGCTTCTAAATATGTTATAGATAAATTTGATGAAATTGAATACGATAAACCTTTATTTACCACTAAATACATACCTAGTTCTACTCGTGGAGGAGATATTCCTGACCCTACGAACATAAATGTAGAAATAATACCTTATTCCATAGATACAAAAAGTAATGTTACTAATCTTACTAAATTGGTAATAAGTTGGACGCCCCCAGTTGAAAATTTTACTGATGATGCTGGTATAACTACAGAAATACCTTACAGATTCGTAAAAAGTTATCTTGTTACTATAAATCCTGGAGTAGGATCTGATGAAAGTACAGGTTATCAAAAAAATACTCATTCTGCAGAACCTGCTTTAGAGATTAAAGGTTATTCTGCAGGTACTTATACAGTAAGAGTAAATACAGTAAATGATTTAGGCTCATCTTCTCCAGGAGCTGAAGTTACACGTAATCTAAACCTTCTTCCAGTTACTAATAGGGTGGAGAAGATAGCTAGAGGGGGTCAGCTGTCTTCGCTAATGAGTTTATCAAGTAGTACGCTTTCCTTTAATACGACACCTTTTTCCTTCATAGCTCCTTCAAATATAGATTATACTTTAAGCGGCACTCAGGAACAAGATTTCAATGGTTTAAGTAGTGGAGAAACGGGTTATTTATATTTTGATGCTATAACTTCGGTGAGTTCTGTAGATATAACTTCTGGTGGCTCAGGTATCTCTTCCGCTACAGTAGTTTTTAGTGCTCCAACTTCTGGAACAACTGCTACTGGTACCGCTGTTATAGCTGATGGAGTAGTAACAGGGGTTACCATAACAGATGCTGGTTCGGGATATTTTTCAGCACCTACAGTAACTATTACTCCTAATACTAGTACTGTCGCAGGAACCGTAGTAATGTTACCTTATTGGAAAAATATGGTAGTACATACAGATGCTACTGTTAAAGATACTGGTGGGAAAACCATGGATGTTACCTATCTTAAAGAGGTAGATGCAGTCACTAATGGTTTAGTAACTGTAGGTGGCTCTAGTCCTACGGTATTTATAATTACTGGTAGGACAACTTTAACGGGAGTTAATACTACATTTACTACAGATTTCAATCCTGGAGATATGGTTAAAGTATCTTCGAGTAGTGCTGTAGGTACAGAAGTAGATACTTCAGAGTATAGAGAAGTTGTAGCAATTAACAACGATTATTCTTTAGTAGTAAGAAGCGCTTTTACTAGAAGTGCATCTAGTTGGTATGCATTTAAACAAGCATTTAAACCTGATATTGAAGCAGATGCAATTTTAGCTAAAGTAGCTCGTTCAGAAAGTGACTATACTTTAACTACATTTACGACTTATATAGGTAGTGATACGGGTATTTCAGGACTACCAGGGCTTAATACTGCTACAGCTTATTTATATCAGGTTAGTACTAGTAATAGTACAGCTCCAGACGATCCAGATGGAGATTTAACTTATACATTTTCTGATGCAACAATTAGTGGTAGTAATTTTAATGGTTGGTCAGCAACTAGACCCGTTACTTCTAACACTAACCCGTATAGATGGGTTATTGCAGGTCCTGCAAGTGCTACTACTGCTACAGATATAATAACTTCTGGTGATTGGGCAGGTGCAGTTTTAGATAGTGCAGAGGGTTTTCAATCCGCAACTGTTTGGTTATATAAACGTAGTACTAGTGCTACTCTACTTGATGAACCAGATAATGATTTAACTTGGAATTTTGCAAATGGAGCTCTTACGGTAGCTGATGGACATGCGGCCAAAGATGGTTGGACAGAGATAATTCCTGATACCGGAGGTAGCTATATACATGTTATTACAGCAGTAGCTCTAGCAGTAAATAGTGCTAGCACAGATGTAATAGTAACAGGAGATTGGTCAGATCCAGCAGTTTTAGCACCACCAGGGGATACAGGAGCGGGTACTAATTTTGTATTTAAAAGAGCAGCAGGGTCTGCTCCCGATACTCCAACAGCTAATGGTCTTAATCTTCCTACCCCGAACTGGTTAGATGATCCACCAACTACACCGCTAGTAACTTTATGGTCCTCAAAAGGTACAGTAACGGCTGGAGGAACTGCTTATGTTTGGGGTCCTGTATTTCAAGTAGAAGGAACAGCAGTCGCAGAAATAAGGTGCTACTCAGATGTTGTAGCAAATAATGGAGCATCTCCTACCAAGCCTTCAGGATCTACTTTTAATCTTAATACCCCAGCTCTTACAATAAATGATAGTAATTGGAATAAAGAACCTCCAAGTATATTAAGCGACGGAGATACAGTATATTCCTGTACTGCTCTTGTAAGCGGATCACCTAAAACTACAAGTGTAGCTGTTTCATGGGAAAATCCAACTATTTTTGCAAGAAAAACAGATGGAGCAGCTGGAGCAGCTGGATCAAACTCTAAAACAGTACATTTAACTGTAGATGACTATTCTATTGTATATTTAGCTGATGGAAGTACTCCAAGTCCTTCAGGTAATATGACTCTGACCGCTTCTTCACAAAATCTTACAAATGGTTATTTTAAATTTACAGGTGATGGTATAACAGATGAAACTTCTTTTACAGATGGGTCAGGAGCAAATGCAGATACTTTTACTTTTGCTATTCCTTCGTCTCATTTTGCCAACCCTAAATCATTAAGAGTAGGTGTATCAGAAGGGGATCAAACTGAAGTAGCTTTTGATACTATAACTATAACTGCAGTTAAGCCTGGCGCAGCTGGTGTAGACGGAATGTCTTTTATATTAACCAATGCATCTCATACTTTTCCAGCTTCAGTTGCAGGAGCAGTTAGCAGTTATTCTAGTTCAGGAACAATAATAGAAGTATATGAAGGTGCTACAGCACTATTGTACGATGCTTCTAGTACTGCTGCTGGTTATTGGAAAACTGCAGAAGCAGTTACTAATATAACTCTTGGAAGTAAAACAGATAGTGGAGCATATTTAACAGTAGCAGATCATAGTGGAGTTGCAAGTGGTACAGATACTAGTGAAATAGTATATACAATTTCAGGAAAAAGAGCAGATGGTGCCGCGTTTAGTACAACAGCAAAACAAACATTTACAAAATCTAAAGAAGGAGAAGAAGGGCAAGGTACTAAATATGCAAGTTTATATGCATTAAATGATTCTGCTATTGGAACTACAACTGCAGGTACTTTTGCAAACCCAGCAGCATCGGCTGAATCAGGGTGGACTATATCACCTCCAAGTTTAGCTTCTAATAATGATATAATATATGTGACTACCCGTACATTTACTAGTGATGGTGAGTCTCCTCAAACTAGTAGTTGGACCACTCCAGTTATTCATTCTCGACGAACAGATGGAGCTGCAGGAGCCTCAGGAACAGATGCTTATACTGTCCGTTTAAGCGCAACTAAGTATGCGATTGCATACAATATCGATGGAGGTGAAAGTGATAGTCTTACTTTTACTGCTGCTCCACAAGGAATTCAAGGTACTGCTACTTATAAATTTGAGGTAGACGGTACCCAAAAACAAGCAGCAAGTACAACCGCTACATATGCAATGGCAGACGGTGATGAACCAGCATCTGGAAATGCAAAAGTTGTTAAAGTCACTATGTATGATAATACTGTAGAAAAAGCTACAGATTCAGTCTCTGTATATGGGATACAGAGTGGATCAGACGCAATAACCATCATAATGACGAATGAAACGCATGCACTTCCCACTAATAGTGCAGGCACTGTAACATATGATAACTCAGGAACAGATATTAAAGTATTTAGAGGAAGTACCCAACTAAATTATCATGCTTCAAATGCAAGTACTTTCTCAGTTGCAGCATCTGCAAGTAATATAACTGCAGGGGCAGCTTCAACAATTTCTTCTAATATTAGAAGATATGCAGTTCATTCAAGTATTACAGCAGCGATAGCTGCAATTACTTATACAATAACTGTTAGAAACGCGCTTGGGACAGCTACAACTTTTACAAAACTTCAAACTTTAAATAAAACTGTTGATGGAGCTCCCGGAGCTCCCGGAGATCAAGGAAAGCAGATTGCAGAAATTGATCTATATTATCCATTAGCAACAGGAAGCTATGTTCTACCAAGTTCTGCTCCAACCTCAGGCACTTATAATTTTGGTACGGGAGTTGTAGCCGCTACTATAACTTCGGGGTGGACACAAACAAAACCTGCAATTGAAGCTGGAAAAGTATCAGCGGCTAGTAAAGCACTTGCAACAGAAGCTACTGCGGAGGGTGGGGTTTCAGGAGCTTTAAGTTGGTCTACTCCTGTGTTATATGGAGGAGGGCCTCCTATATTGGATTATATATTTATATATGCTAGTTCTGCTCCTGATGCTCCTGCTGATACTAATTATCCCGCTCTTCCTGACGACTGGACAACATCTATACCTACTAATCCAAATGATGGTAAAAAGCTATATTCTTCCAAAGGTCTTGCTAAATTTGGTGGATCTTTCCCAAATTTTACTTTTAAATATGACTGGGAAACACCAGTAGTACATACACAAACTTGGAGTGATGTATCAGGAACTACTGATGCTCCAGCGGATAATTCCACTGTAGGAGCAACGGTAGGAACTAATTTTTATAAGACAGGAACTACTACTAATTATGTTACTAACGAATTTCAAAATGCTAATATAACATTAAATGCTGCAGGATATCTAAATAACATAGGAACAACACAGAAAGTTTCAAATAGTATTATAAGCTTATCCTCTGCTGGAGTATTATCGGGAGCGGCAGCAGGTACTCAAGCAATAACTAAAGCAGGGGCGGGAATCCCCACTATGTTCAGACAGAATGACCCTCCCACAGCTTTAGCAGCAGGTGATATATGGATTGATACTAATGATAGTAATAAGATGTATAGATCTTCTGCAGCAGGAACAGGTAGTTGGGTTGCTTCTACAGTTCAAGGGATGGACGCTATTGGAGAGGGCACAAGAAAGGGGTATGCTGATAGGGCTGGAACTGCTATTGATAGTAGTAATAGAGTTACGGGTTCTTTATATGATGGAACTAATACAAGGACTCCTGCCAATATAAATGATTCTTATGTTAGAGCGACAACTGCTATTGATAGTAGTAATAGAGTTACAGGTTCTTTATACGATGGAACTAATACAAGGACTCCTGCCAATATAAATGATTCTTATGTTAGAGCGACAACTGCTATTGATAGTAGTAATAGAGTTACAGGTTCTTTATACGATGGAACTAATACAAGGACTCCTGCTAATATAAATGATTCTTATGTTAGAGCGACAACGGGATTAAGTGCTACTGGTTATGTTGAGTTAGAAGTTCCAACAACTAAAGGTGGAACAGGTGAAACTAATACAAATAAATTCTTAAATAGTGGTATTAGTGTAGCACAAGGTGCTTCAGGAGTATTTACGTTAACTAAAGGTGACGGTACAACTGATACTACAACTATATCTAAAACTTTATTAGGTTTGAGCTATACTGATGGAGCAGATGTTACTTCAGCTAATACGTCTGCTGATACTACTTTAGTTAATGGTACAGCAGCGGCTACAGTTAAAGGTGGGGCTGTAAAAGCTAATCTAGGATTAAGTGCCACTGGTTATGTTGAGTTAGCAGTTCCTGAAACTAAAGGCGGAACTGGATTAGATAGTAATGCTACTCTATTAAACTCAGCTATAAGCCTTTCCTCTGCTGGAGTATTATCAGGAGCAGCAACAGGTACTCAACAAATAACTAAATTAGGGGTGGGAATCCCCACTGTATTTAGACAGCCTGGAATACCTACTTCAATTATAGCAGGGGATTTATGGGTTGATACTAATGATAATTTTAAAACATATATTGCTGAAATAGTTGGAGCCAATGAAATTAAAGCAGGAGAATGGGTATTACAAGGACCTGGAAAGGATATAACAGCTCTTACTGTAGGAACATTAACAACAGGTAGTGGTGGAACAGGTGCAACTAATCTCAATGCTTTAGACAATGCAAGAGTTCAAATGAATACTGATGGTAGTTTGAATTATGCTGCTGGAGGATCGGGTTCTGTATCAAAAGCTGGTTTGGAGTTAGATTATACTGATGGAGCTACTGTAGGAGCAACGGTAGGAACTAATTTTTATAAGACAGGAACTACTACTAATTATGTTACTAACGAATTTCAAAATGCTAATATAACATTAAATGCTGCAGGACACCTAAATAATATAGGAACAACCCAGAAAGTTTCAAATAATGTTATAACTGTTAGTAGTGCGGGAGTCTTAACAGGTACAGGTACTGCTGATATTAAAGTTAATAACGCTAAAACAGAATGGACGGAGTTACAAGATGTTTCTAATAATAAACCAGCAGACAATGCCACTGTAGGAGCAATAGCAGGAACAAACTTAAAAGCTGCCAATGGAACTACTACGTTAGGAGATAATGATGTTAAAAATAGCGCACTAGATGTAGCTATAAGTGGAACTGCTATTAAATTAAAAATTGGATCAACAGAAACCTCTACAGTATCAGCAACTCAAGGACTAGTAGGTTTATCAGGAGTAGCAGACAATGCTACTGTAGGAGCAATAGCAGGAACAAACTTAAAAGCTGCCAATGGAACTACTACGTTAGGAGATGATGATGTAAAAAATAGCGCACTAGATGTAGCTATAAGTGGAACTGCTATTAAATTAAAAATTGGCAGTACAGAAACTTCTACAGTAACAGCAACTCAAGGACTAGTAGGACTATCAGGTGTAGAAGATAATGCTACAGTAGGAGCTACATGGGATACAAATATAACCTCGCAGCCTGCAGACGCAGATATCCTTAATAGTGGTATTACTACATCTTTAAATGCGGATGTTATAATAGCTACTTGGGTCTCCGATGATAGTACTAATTATACCCCTCTTGTTTCCCTCCCCGCTGTAGTAAACGGGTTGACGGTACCAGGAACAGGCAATATAGATGTTACATTAAGAGCTATTAATAATGGTGTAGTTTCAACTGTTACGTGGAGATGGACCTTATCAAATGGTTTTTTAGTTGATGATAGTATTTCAGGAGATTGGGAAGGTACTCATACTGGTTGGACCAATGCTACAGTAGGAGGAGATGATAGAAATGCAACAGTGGTGCTAACATATGATAGTAAGACTATAACTTTAAGAGCATCGGCTATTAATATAACTATAAGTGGAGGAGGTAAATAATGGCCACTATAATATCAAGTAATGGATTTAAACTTAGAGCTTTAAAAATAAGTGATTATACTTCAATGTGTGAGACGCTAGAAGATTTTCCCGTTGCAGCAATGACTATGAGTATGGTACAAAAAGAAATGTCCGTTATGCTAGGAACAGGAAACCTTTTTGAGCCTTATGATACTTCCACATATAAAGCTATAGCATTAGTATTAGAAAAAGATAGTACTTTTTTAGGCTTTAGATATACAATTTTTGAGGAGGGAGTGGCAGAAGTAAGAATGGAAGCTATACACCCAGACGAAAGAGGGAAAAAATATGCCAGTGCTTTAGGACTTTTACATGGTTATTGGTACGTAAATACTTTAAATGTTACTTCAATGTGGGGGGAAGGAGCAAGTACTACTGATGCTACTAACTATGCTATTCCTTGGAGAGCCGTTCATACAGGAACAGAAACTACTAGAGCTTCACAAAAAATTTCCTCAGTAAATTTAGGAAAGCTGAGTTTCACAGCAGCAGAATTTACAAATAAACTTAATAATCACAGCACTTATGGTTCAGTAACTTTTACAGTTTCATAAGTATAATAATAGAAGATATAATTTAAATTTTTAATAATCAGGTATAAAAAAATATATCTTGACATAACAACCCAACTTAGTTATAATTCTGTAATGGAGAAAATGAAATGAGTGCAGCCCGCTATGACCTAGTGATTGACCAAGGTTCCGACTTTGCGATGGAGTTTACAGTATCTGAGGCAGGAGTAGTTAAAAGTCTAACTGGCTACTCTGCTCGTGCACAGCTTCGACCATCTAAAGGCTCATCAACTTTATCCGCTACGTTTACATGCACTATTCCTACTCCCGCCAATGGTAAAATAAACATGTCTTTAGGTAATAGTAGCTCCAGTGGTTTAACAGCAGGTAGATTTCACTATGATTTAGAAATTTATACCAGTGGAAATGCCATAGTAACTAGATTGCTTCATGGGGAGGTAACACTCACACAAGAGGTTACCAGATAATGTCAGATGAAACAACTTTAGCAATATCCGAAGATATTACAGTAGTTACTGTAGCAGAAGACGTAATTACAATCAATATAGTGCCTGAAACAACAACAGTAGAGGTCAGAGGTGTAGCTGTATCTACTGCTAATGCAGAAGCTCTTGGCTTTACGCCTCATGGCTCTTTATCTGCTACAAACGTACAGGAGGCTTTACAACAACTTGCAGATCAAAATTTTCGTTCAGCGGGTACTCCAACTGGAGCAAATGTTCAAGAAGGGGACACGTGGTACGATACAGATGATAACTTATTCAAAGTATATCGCGAGACAAGCACAGGCGTTTTTGAGTGGACTAATTTAGTAGTTGCTAGCGCAGATGATTCGCTTGACGCAGGAGCCTTTTAAGGCTGACGGAGTTCCTAAATGGCCCAAACAATTAAAGTTAAACGAAGTACGGAGACGGCGGTACCGTCGGCTCTTGCTAATGGAGAATTAGCATATTCATCAGATTCTAATAAATTATTCATAGGTCGGCCAGGTGGAGGAACTGGTGATATTGATGCAATTGGCGGTAAATATTATACCGGGTTTTTTAGTGCTACTGCAGCCGCTATGTCCGCCAATACTGCTAGTAAGCTAGTTCTACGAGATGCTTCAGGGAATTTTGCAGCAGGAACAATCACAGCTAATTTAACAGGTAATGCTAGTGGTACTGCTCTTACTGTTACTCAAGCTGCTCAAACTGCTATTACCTCTCTTGGAACTCTTACTGCTCTTCAAGTAGATAATCTCAATATTAATGGAAATACTTTATCTAGTACTACAGGAGCATTAAATCTTACTCCCGTTGGTGGGTCTGCAATTGTTCTTGATGGAACAGTTAATGTGGATGCTGGTGTAATTACTGGTGCTACTTCTATTACCTCTACTGCTTTTGTTGGTACTTTAAGTACTGCGGCACAAGCTAATGTTACCTCTTTAGGAACTCTTACTGCTCTTCAAATAGATAATCTTAATATTAATGGAAATACTTTATCCAGTACTACTGGAGGAATAAGTATTACTCCTAAAGCAGGAGAAACACTAACATTAGATGGTACTGTAGTTGTAGATGCAGGTGTGATTACAGGGGCTACTTCTATTACCTCTGCAGCTTTTGTTGGACCTGTTACTGGTGGTATTACTGGTAATGTAACGGGTAACGCAGATACTGCAACAGCGCTTGCTACAGCACGAACAATTGGTGGAGTTTCTTTCGACGGTACTGCCTCTATTGTTCCAGCAACAATTACGGTTGCAGATACTACTGATACAACTTCATTTGTTGGTTTATGGGAGAGTGCAGCAGGAACTTTAGGTCCAAAAACTGATGCAGCAATAACATATAATGCTGGTACAGGAATGTTAACAGCAGTTGGAGTAACAGCCGCTCTTACAGGTAATGCTACAACAGCTACAACTCTTGCAACCGCAAGAACTATTCAAGGCGTTTCATTCAATGGTGGCGCTAATATTACTACATTAACTGCAGGAACAGGTGTTGCGGTTTCTGGAACAGAAGTTGCAATTGGACAAGCCGTTGCAACCACTTCCAATGTTCAATTTAATAATGTTACTGTAGACGGTACTCTTACTTCTGATGATATTACAGCAGCTACAATGACTGCATCTGGTCATGTGATTGTTCAGGGTAACTTAACTGTAAACGGTACAACTACTACTGTTAATTCTAATACTGTCGCAATTGGCGATGCTATTATAGAACTTAACTCAGATCTTGCTTCAAATACAGCCCCTACCGTAAATGCAGGTTTTGAAGTTAATCGAGGAAATGCTACTGATGTTTCTTTACTTTGGAATGAAACTAACGACAACTGGACAGTAAGTGATGGAAGTGTTACTGCTGTAGTATTAACAGCCTCTAATTTTAATACCGTTTATTCTGGTATAATTGACGGCGGTTCATTTTAATAACTAACTAATAATCTCCGCGTATATACGCAAGAACTGGAGAACGCCATATGGCACAGACTATAAAACTAAGACGATCTGCTACGGCTGATGCTGTCCCGACTACCTCTAACTTAGCATTAGGGGAGTTGGCCATCAACACTAATGATGGAAAACTTTTTATTAAGAAAAACGTATCTGGAACAGAATCTATCGTAGAAATAAACGAGGTTCGTTCAGGAGCTATAAATTTTTCTGTGTCTGCAACGGGGCCCTCTGATCCTGAAGTAGGAGACATGTGGAAAAACTCAGTAAATCTAAAAACATTCGTATTTTATGAGAATGGTAATCTTCCTGCACTTTGGGTAGAGATTTAGTGTCTATTTATAGAATAGCTTAATAAAAAGAGGCTCTTACAATGACAGATTATACTTTTCCGACTAATCCTAATAATGGAGATACGGTTACAGTTACGGATATTACCTATACTTGGGTAGCACCTTCTGGGGGCACTCCTGGTTATTGGGAAAATAACGTAATTGGTATGGCGTCTTCAGCTATAACTATAGCTGCTGACTCTGGTTCAAACGACGACGTAATAATAGGTACCGATACTTTAACTTTTTCTGGTGATACAGGCATCACCACTACTGTTTCTAATAATTCCATTTCAATCGACTTGGATGATACTGCTGCCACTGCCGGAAATTATGGTAGCTCTTCTCAAACCCCCTCTTTCACCGTTGATGGCCAAGGAAGAATTACAGCTATAAGTAATGTGGCTTCAGTTCCTGGTGGGAACCTTACAGTAACTACAGATACTTCTACAAATTCGACTCATTATGTTACTTTTGCTACAGGTACTACAGGGGGTGTAAGCCTTAAAACTTCGTCTGCATTAACATATAACCCTTCTACTGGTTATATTCAAGCTACAAACTTGCAAGGTAACTTTATTGGTAATGTTCAAGGTAACTTACAAGGTAATGTTACTGGTAATATTACCGGTACCGTATCAGGAGCTGCAGGCAGTGTTATTGTAATTAGTAATGAAAGTACGGATGAGAGTTTATATCTGTTAATGTCAGATGGTGTAAGTACCGATGAAGGAGTAGAAGCTACTTCAACTCTACGTTTCAATCCTAGTACAAACACGCTAGCAGCTACTGCTTTTACGGGTACAATTGCAACTGCAACTCAAGCTTCTATTACAACAATGGCCAACCTTACAACAGTTGGAACAATTGGAACAGGTGTATGGCAAGGTACGGCGATAAATCAAACTTATTTAGTAGGTCAGAGTGGAACAAATACTGGTGATCAAACATCAGTTTCTGGTAATGCAGGTACTGCAACAAAATTAGCTGCAACAAAAACTATTGGAATGACCGGAGATGTCGTATGGACATCAGCTGTATTCGATGGTAGTGATAATGTAACAGGTGTAGCAACTATACAAACCGGAGCAGTAGATTTAGGTATGTTAAATGCAGGTATGATTCAATTAAGCTCTGAATCATTTGCTGATAACGACACATCATTGATGACATCAGCAGCAATTCAAGATAAGATTTTAGGTTACGGATATACTACTGACGTAGGGGATATTACAGGTGTTGCGACATCAACTGGTTTAACAGGTGGTGGAACATCAGGT